TCAGGGATGCAAGGCTTCGTGAGGAGCCAATCCCCCACTGAGGCTGTCCACCATCAATTCGATCCGTTTCCAGGTCCGGTAAGCACCCATGTCGCCGTTGCGCAGGGATTGCCCGGCCTGGATCTCGGCGACCAACGCGGCTTCGTGACCGTGCCGTTTGATCAGGCGCTCGGCCGACAGGACGACATCGGCGAGAGGCGCATCTGGTATATTGGTGTGTCCCATGACCCCAATCCTAGTGGGAACCGGTAAATATCCGGTTAAGCAACTATTCAATGATTTCAATGGTGTTTTGCACTTTTGGCCCTTTTCGGTTTGCAGGCAATATCAATGCATTGCAGGGTAGGTGCAAAACATTTCCCCTGCACGTCGGGCAGCGCAACTCACCCCCGCGTCCCCTCCAACATCTCCCGAATCATCCGCATCCGGCTCATGACGCCGATGGCGTCGGTCGGCGATGGCTTCCAGGCGGGCGCGGAGGGCGGCTTCGACCATCTCTTGGCGTCAGGGGCCGTCGTTGCCTTCGTGCTCGTCGGTCATTGGCCCCCTACTGTGACATAGCGATCCAGAACGTGGTCACCATGACGGACAGCATGACCAGTCCGAACACGGCGTCATTGCTCATGGCCGCCTCCTCCCCTTCCGACTGCGAACGCGACCCACAGGGCGAGGGCCAGGACCAGCCCCAGGATGAAATCGTTGCTCATGGCGTCCACCCTTCCTGACGACGACGGTTCCACTCCAGGATCGCAGCGTTGGACATAGGCTTCGGGGCGGTCATCTCCGCCCGGAACTCGTCGTTCGGCATTGGCGGGGGAAGCGCCAAGGCGCGGGTTTCCCGCATCCCCTCCAACACCGCCTTGACAGCCGCCGGCTTGACGGTGGGAGCCTTGATCCCTTCCAGGGTCTTGCCGCCGAACCAGAAGACGACGATGGTCCCCATGATGATCCACATGGGCTCTGGGACCAGGCCGAGCGCCTGAACGCTGGCGGAGAATGCCACCGGATCGACCACGCACCAGACGAACAGCCCGATCATGCCGAAGGTCATCAACGGGCGCGGCAGTCGGTTCAGGCCGTCAACCAGGCTGTTCCACGGGCCGCGCCGTTCCGGCCCCTGGAATTCGGCCGCGAACTGCTGGCGCATGGCGGCTTGGTCGTCGGCCGCCTGCTGGTCGCGGGCCGCCCTGTCGCCGAAGATCGTCTTGACCAGGCCGCCGACGCTTTCGATCAACCCGCCCCCCAAGAGCTTCATCAGCATCACGCCACCTCCTGCCGGAATTCTTCCGCCCGCGCCATCCAGCCGCGCTCGAATACCGCCTGCGACGGATCCCTGGCGATGATCGCCGCGTAGAATGCCTTGCGTTCCTCGACCAGGGCGTTGACCAGATAGGGACCCATCTCGGCCGCCGCGCGATCGACCGCCTTGCGGGTCTGCGGACCAAGCGCCCCGTCCACATCCACCGGGCCGAATCCGGCCTCGTTGATGACCTGCTGCGCCATCATGATGGCGCGGCGGGGGCCGGAATTGACGGCCACGTCGAACAGGACCGGACGGACGGCCTCGGGGAGGCTGTCGATCCGGGGGCCATGGTAGTATCGCTGCGCGTAGATTTCCCGCGCCGTGTCCTCGTCCAGGGCGCGCACGTCGTCCGCCGTCGCCGGGCGCCCGAGCCATGCCGCAAGCGTCGCCTGGGTGATGCCGTACTTGGTCGGCCCGCCCCGGTCGGACGGGTGGTTGACGTACCCGCCCTCGCGGCGCAGCACGTCGGAAATCAAGTCGTCAACAGACTTTTTCATCGCAGCGCCTTCCCCAGGTGTTCGACGATCCAGGCCAGGCCAGCCAGGATTGCCACCGTGGCGCCGCCGAATTTCAGGGCGAGGAACCAGGCGCCGCGCCCCATGTTGGCTATCGCGAGCAACTGGTCCACCTTGCCGTCGATGTCACGGGTCCAGCTTTCCAGCGCCTTGACCCGTCCCATGAGTTCGCCGATGTCCTTGTCCGCGTCACCCATCACGCATCACCCGGCCAGAGGGTGTCGGCGGCGATGTCCAGGCCCGGCGCGTCCGCAAGCTGGGCCTCGATGGCGTCGGATGCGGCGCGCACGGCCCCGATCCAGGTCTTCATGCTCTCGTATACGGCTCCGCCTTCCATGATCAGGTTTCTTTGCTTCCAGTCCGGATAACGGGCCAGGATGCGGCGGGATGCCTCCTTCTTTACGTCGGCCACGTTTGCCGGAGACGGGGTCCACTTGACGACAGCGGAACCGTCCCAGGTGTCCTGAGTTGTCGCGTCGTCGGGCACCTCCACCCAGGTCAGACCGGGCGCGACGAGGAATTCGTCGCCCTCCCCGACGATCTGGCAGATGCGGGTGCCATGGATGAGGGCTTTCTTCATGGCTCAGGCCTCCTTGAATTCGATCACGTAAACGAGCCCGGCGGTGCCGTTTCCCTGCGTACCGGACCCGCGGCTGCCAGCCCAGCCCCAGAAAGACCCTCCTCCGCCGGGATCGGTATCGGTGGCGTGGTAATACCCGTATTCCCCCGTCAGGTTGACGTCGCCTCCGCTCCCCGTCCCGCCGGCGACGCGCCAAGTCGTGATGTTCCCGGTTCCGCCGGTCGCCGAACAGAGGGAGCCGAGCGAGCTTGTGCCGCCGTTCCCTCCACTTGGCGTCCCACCAGATCCAATCGTGACGGTTTCGGTCGATCCTATCGATGCCGCCGCAATCAACTTGATTGCCGTGCCACCGCCCCCGCCGCAGCCCTGGCTGATGTCATTGGCTCCCGCCCCGCCGCCGCCCGTCACGAAGACCAAGGCGTAGAGCAGCCCGGCCGGCTTGGTGTAGGTCCCGGACGCGGTAAATACTTGCGTCGACATGGCGATGCCGCCGCCCGCCAGGGCCGCGATGGCCTGGGCGACTCGCTCGGCAGACCAGGATCGCGGCGTGGTTGCGATCCCAGCTTCCGCCTCCGCCTGAGACGGCAAGGGCAGCAAAGCGGCAATGGCTTGCGCGACGCGCAGCGAGGTGGTTGCCTTGGCGTTGTCGGTGCCGGCCTCCGCCTCCGCCTGGGAGGCAAAATCAGCCGTGGCGACATCGCCAAGGCCAAGCATGGACAGCGCCCGCAGATCGTCCAGGTCGGCATTCGTGATTTCCGTCATGCCGGCGGTCCAGTTGATGCGCGCTACGGCGATCTTGCCGGACGGAACGGCCGGGTCGGAAGGGCTTGGGTCTTCCGTGCCGGCCGCTACCCCGACGACTCCGGTTTTCCGGTCGATATAGACGATATCCTTGCGGGGATCCGACGACGGAGCCGTCAGGGTGCCGGTATCCTGTGCCGCGACTTCCGCCGGCAGTGCGCCGGCCGCCGGGATGGCCCCGGCATCAAGGTACACCTTCATGTCCGGCGTGGATGCCGAGTGCGGCGCGAAGGGGCCGGCGATTCGGCTGTGAACATGCGCGGCGCCGTCGATGGCCGCCTTATAGGAGGAGCCGGACTGGGAGGAATAATCCGGCTGCGTGAAAGTCGAAACGGTCATGTCATGGCCCCGTGGCTACGATGGTTGCCGTGCCGCCGACATCGGCGTCGGCGGTGTCGTGCAGATGGATGGTGACGCCGGATGCGGACAGCCCGGAATAGACGCCGATCCGGGCCGCCCCGCTTTCCTGACGTGCGGTAATTTCGATCCCCGGAACAGTCAGGAAGGGGGGGGAGAAAACGAGTGCGGTGCCTCCGGCGGAGATGGCTTGGGCGTCGAACCGCTGCTGTCTGGCTTCCGCGTCCACGGTGGCGGAAAATCCGGTGATCGCCGCCACGCCGGTTGCGGTATCGAGGCGAACACGGACCTTGAAATACCGTCCGTACACGGTCCCGGCGGACCAGTCCTGGAAGTCTCCGTAGGAGCCGCCGTCAGGCTTCGCGGCCACGGCAAGGATTGGATCTGACACGCCGCCTTCGCCAGGTCCGAGATTCGCCGTCGGGATGCCCCATAGCCGCACGGATGCATCCTGCCCGATGTCGATTCCCGGGGCCTCGAAATAAGGATCGGCAACCGGATCGTGAACCATTCGGTCCCAAAGCTGGGAATCGGACATGTCGGCGGCCAGGGTCCCGCTGTCCGGAATCAGGGTCCCCGACACGTCGTGTCGGATGAAGCCGGACAGGGTTCCGACCCAGCGCGGATGCGCCATGCGTTCGGCGATGACCGCATTGCCGTTGCTTACCGTGATCGTCGTCGTCGCGGCGGATGCGGAATAATTCCCCGAGGTGTCGACCGCCTTGACGCCGACAACCCACGATCCAGGCGGAAGGCCGGCGTTGGAAATCAGGGTGCCCTTGGTTTCCCTGGTCAGCACGAGCGCATCGTCCCAGACGAAGGGGGCTGCCATGTAGCGCAGTTCGTATCCGTTGCGGTCCAGATCGGTTATGGCCGGCCAGCGGAAGGTGACGACGTTGCCGTTCTGCTGCGCCGACAGGGCCGAAACGTTCGATGGCGCTTCGGCCTTGCCGGAGACGATATGGCCCGCAACGCTCGCTTGCCACGGATCGTCGGAATCCCTGTCCGACTTTACCCCGGCGGAATTGATGGCCCGCACCTCCATGTCGTAGGACGTGCCGTCTTCCACCGGTTCGGCGAAGAGTTCCGTCACGGCGCCGGGCGCCATGGCGCCGTAGACCCAAACGGAAGAGGCGGAGGGCTTCCATCGTGCCTGGACGTGGCCGCCCTGGGTGACGAAGATATCGGCCGGCGAGGCGAAGGAGGCCTTGATGCGCGACACCACGGTGCCGTCGCCCTTGATGACCAGGGCCGCCGTTCCGCTTTCCAGGGATAGGCCGGTCGGCGGCTGGACGGTCAGCACGGATGGCAGATTGGTGTTGGGCGCCAGATCCTCGATGGTTTCGTCTCCGGCGTTCCATTCCCATACCGCCGCCGCTTCTTCCTTCAGTCCTATCTGCAAGGAAAGATCGGCCCTTTCCTTCAGGGACATGACGCGGAATTCCTTGGCTGCCCAGCCGAAATGGTCGAGCGAGACGGATTCCACGTCCCAGACCGCCGTGCCGAACTTGAGCGGCTTCAAGGTCAGGTTGGCGACCATGCCCTGTCTTGCCCGTTCGACGGCGATCTTCAGGAGACGCTGCGCGGCGACCGGGTCATGCGTGAACTGCATCTCGAAATCGCGGTAGATGCGCTGCCCATTGTCTTCGGCCACATAGGCCGCGCTCGACCAGGGCACGATATCCTGCATGGTCCAGTAGCGATCCGGGTCGATGAAGGTCCCCCGCGCGCTGTTGAAGATGTCGCCGCCGTCCAGCATGGGGATGACCTCGATATCGCCGGTCCCGAGGGCGCTTTCGTCGATGGTGCCGGTGGATGCGGTGGCCGCGCCGGGAAAAATCTGGAACTTGCCTTCCTCGGAATAGACCACGACGCCGGAGGCCGCCGTCATCATGGCTTCCAGGGTATCCAGCGGGCCGGTATCCAGGGTTGCCACGCCGTTGCAGGTGTAGCGCGGCTGCGACTTGCGAGTGACGGTATGGGTTCCAGACCCGGAATCGGAGATATCGACGAAGACCCCGCGCCTGGCGTTTTCGAGCGTCGTCGCCAGCTTGATCGTGGTGGTATCGAGACGCCTGACATAGTAGGTCGTTCCCGCCGAAAGTCCGACCGGCAAGGCTCCCGTGCTGGACAGCATGACGCCGTCGCCGGTCCGCCAGCGGCAGGCCTCGCCAAGCGTCAGGCTGTCGCTGGAAGCGGTCGCCGTGAAGGTCTTTCCGTCGTCGGCGAGAGACACTTGCTCGTCGCAGATGTTGGCCGCCGCCGCCAACTGGTCCATGTCGATTTCGGCATCCGGCGTGTCCCATACGTCGCGCAATGCCATGTAGGACGCCACGCAGAGGGCCCAATTGTCCGACCATTCCATCCTGCTTGCCGTCCCTGTCGTGGCGGCCGCCGACAAAGCCAGGGCAATGCCGTCCTGATCGGTCAGGGTGAAATGCGTCGAATCGGGCACCGTGGCGACCTGGTGCATCTTTTCAACCGCAGTCCGTTCGTCTGAGCCGGTCGGAACGCGGGTGCCGTCGCAATCGCCGATCCAGACGTAATCGCCGACCGACAGGCCGTGCGCGCCGTCGGTGGAGAAGACCGCTGGATCGGCGGCCGTGGCTCCGACGATGACGATTGGGGTATCGCGGGGGTCGAAGACGAAGAGCCCGCGAACCTGGGCCTCAAGGTTGGAGAAGCCGTTCGGCCATGTATCGCTGTCCCATTCCAGGCGAGCCGCCGTGTAGGTCACGCCGCCGCCCTTGTCGGCGGAAGTCCAGCCCGACACCTCGGAGACCATGGCCGAATCGGCGGCCTGATCGAAGGAACCGAGGTGTCCGGTCAGTCGGATTTTTCCCTTGAACCGTCCGTCGGCGGGAATGCCGGATCCGTCCAGGGAGCCGACGGGTTCGTCATTGGCGAACCAGCCGACGATTTCCGCGCAAGGATGGGCCGCATGCGGGACCGCGACGTGCAGGTACTTGTTGTCGCTGCCACTGCTCTCGAAACAGACCAGCGGGCCGGCCACGCGCGCCTCGCCGAAAATCACGGAACGGGCATCGGATGTCGTGCGGGCTACCTGCGTGCGGTCGCGGGTTTGCGCCTGGAAAGAGGGCCTGTCCGGCATTTTCGGCTTGCCCCCCAGGGCCCCCATGGCAAGCCCCATGACGAGGTTTGCGCCGGCCACCACGGCAAAGGCGGACCATCCGGAGAAGGCGATTCCGGCGATGGTGAATCCAGGCCCGGCCGCCGCCAGGGCGCCGGAAACGACGGCGGGAACGACGACGGCGGCCATGTCAGACCTTCCACGCCCGGATCCAGGCGGCCATGGGCGGACGGGCCCACCCGCCATCGCGGGATGCCGCCAGGGCGAAGCGTCCGGAAAGGTCGACGACAGCCAGGGCGGTACCGACACCGTCGACGGTGCCGACCCGCGCCAGAACCACATCGCCGCGCCCGGCCCGGCGAGGCTGGATTTCAGGATCCCCAAAGTTCCGGCCAATCCTTTCCGCCGTCGCCGCAAGAAGGGCATCCATATCCAGGTTCCGAAGCCCGGTGAAGCGGGAAAGCTTCAGCAGGGCGCCACGTTCCGTCCGGTAACCGCGAAGCGGCGCCATTACGTCGATTCCCGTCATGGCCAGGACAAGCCCGGCCGCACCCGTGCAGCAATCGAACTTTCCCCATTCGAAAGGAGCGTCTTCCCGTTCGTGGACGGCCGCCGCAAGGCGGACGATCCAATCGTCGCGGCGCCGCATCACGATTTTCCCCATACGACTTCCTTGCCCTTGGAGATTTCGGCCATGCGCGAAAAGAACGTGTCCCCCGGCCGGCGCGACTGGTGATCGGCGTCGGTATACCTGGGGGAATTCAGGGGGAATTCCCAGCGCACGAACCGGCTGACCAGCTTCACGGAAACCGTCGCGATGCCGCCGGAAATCTTGATCGGCGCGTTGTCGATCAGGCCCCGGAAGCGCGGACGGGGGGCGTCAACCAACTGCCCGTCCGCGTCGAACAGCGCGCGGTAGATGGTGCCGTTGCGCCACCGGCTTTTCGTGATATCCGTCAGGGCCACGGCAATGTCGGCCGGCCGGACGCCGGCCAGGGTCAGCGTGACGGCATTCACCTTGCCTTCGGTCGTTTCCTCGATATCCGAGATGCCGCCGACCTTGCCGGCGCCGATCCAGGTTTCCCCGCCGTAGTCGTAATCGTAGGGCAGCGAGGTGACGTAGAGGTGCCCGTCCCACAGGTCGAGATCGACGAAATGGGCCGGGCGGATCGGACTGGCGGCAACGGCGGACGCTTCGGCGGACGACAGGGAGCGGGGCATATCAGTAGGCCTCGATCGCTTCGAAGGAGATCGCGTACACCCCGCCCGGCGTCAGGCGCCACATGGCCTGTTCGTCGTCGATCAGGCGCATGATGCAGGTTGCGTCCGTCAAGACGACCGTCGCCCCGTCGGCGGGGCTTTCGCGCAGGGCCGGCCTGATCGACAGGGTGACCTTGCCGGTTCCGTCCGTCGCCGCGTCGGCCGTCACCTTGTGGAGGGAGCGCGAGCCGGACGGGAGGTCGACAGCCAGGTAATCGCCCTTCCGGAGCCAATTGGATACCGAGTTGGGGCCGCCCTTGACCTTGAGGGAAGACCCGGTCTGTGCGGCCCCGTCCACCAGGGGCGTGCCGGGATTGGACGCGGCGGCCCCGCGCGGCGCCCGGCGCAGCGGATCGCCCGCATAGAACCGGCCCGCCTTGCCGCCAAGGTCGGTCAGGAAGGCCGTCCAGGGTTCCGCGTCGCCTTCGAGCATGGGCGGCAGAACGACGGAGAGCTTCCATTTGGCGCCGGGGAATTCCACGTCCTGCCCGGTCCCGTCCAGGTCGGAAACGTGGGAAATCGTGTGGGATACGATGCCGAAGGTGGCTTCCGCCATCTCGTCCAGGGCGGGCATGGAAAGAACCGTCATCTACCCCTTCCTTCGTCCCGAGGCGAGGGCCATCCGGCCGCCGCCGTTCATCATGTCCATGACCGCCTGCACGGTTTCCCGCTTGATCTGGTCCTTGAAGGCGTGAGCCTTGGCGAACACCCCGGCATCGGACCCGCGCAGGTCGATGGACTGGTTGAGGATGATGGGCGGCGCCGATGGAACCTGTCCGCCGCCCGCCATGCGACCTAGGGCACGCATCTGGCGCGGCGTGAACACGCCCTCGTCCTGCTTGATGATGGCCCGCATCTCGCCCGGCAGAAGGTTGGGAACCCGTCCGTCGTGAAAGCGCGGCGCGTGTGCATAAGCGGCCGGGCTGTCCATGCGGCGCACCATGGGATCGCCGTGGATGCCGCCGGAATGGATGGTAGCGACGGGAGTCATGAGGGTTCCGGCCCCACCGCCTCCGCCGAACAGGCCGCCGAAGCTCCCCAGGGTCGGCAGGCTGGAGCCGAAAAGCATATTCTTGAACGGGTTCATGATGGTGAGCTTCATGAACTCTTGATAGACCTCGGAAATCACGCCGCCGAGAACGTTCCGCCAACTGATCGCCGCGCTTTTCCCTTCCACGAACATGGTGGTGACGGCATTGCCGATCCGGTCGAAGGCGCGGTCGGCGAAGCCGGAAAGTTCGTCCATCGCGGCCTTGTGCTGTTCGGTCAAGTCCTTGGCGCGGATCTGGGCCGCCGTTTCCTGGTCCCAGAGAGCAAGAAGCTGCTGCCCGGTGCCGCTGGCGACCGTGCCGTATTCGGCCGTCAGGCGGTTGATTTCCCGCTGCCTGTCGGCCATCTCCTCCATCGCCTGGCGGGCATTCGGATCGGCGATTCCGGCCGCCGCCGCCCGCATTTCCGCCACCTGGACGTTGCCGCGCGCCTTGGCGATGGCGTCGATGTCGCGTTGCGCCTGGCGGCTGGCCGCCTGCCCGGCCCCGATTTCGTCGTTCAGGCGGCGCTGCTCGTCCCACAGGCCGCGCAGCTTCGCCGCGTTGCCGTCGTAGAGCGGCCCCAACTGCTGGCGCAGCTTGGTTTCCTCCCGCAGCCATTCGGCGGCTTCCTGCCGGCCGGCGGATTCCAGGCGCAGCGCGGCGGTTTCCGTTTCCATGCTGGTCACGGTGCGGGACAGGGCTTCCGCGAAGCGATCCACCTCCGGCCGGGTTTCCTTGAATTCTTCCTTCAGGGATTCCAGGGCGGCGGCCTGCTCGACATAGGCGTTGAAGCGGTCGGAACCGATGGTCATGCCCTTGTCGAGGGCGTCCTGGGCGAACTTCATCCGATCCAGTTCGAGCGCGCCCATGCGGACCATGTCGTTGAGCATGGATTGGGCGTCCGCCTGCCTGCGAAGCGAGGCCACGGCCAAGTCGCCTTCGGCCTTTTCCTTTTCGGCCAGCGCGTTGACGAGGTCCACCCGTTCGAGCATGAGCTTCATCAGGTCGTCGGCCGTCTTGCGCGCTTGCGCTGGATTGCCGGCGGATTCGACGATCTTCTTCCGCAGCGCGTCGGCCTGCATGTCGAGCTTCGTCAGGGATGCGTCCCGGAAGCTGCCGTTCAACTTTTCCTGAAGCTCGCGCACGTCCTCTTGCGCGGACGCGACGCTCTTCAAGGCGTCCTCGTAGGCATTGACGCCCTTGGCCGCCTTTTCCGATGCGTCCTTGGTCATCAGAAATGATACGGCCACTGCACCCAGGATCGAGCCGGCCGCGCCGATCACCGCCCCCATGGGGCCGAACATCGACACCAACTGCGTGCCCTGCTGGATGAAGGCTCGCAAGGGGTCCTGACCGGACGCGACCTGCACCGCGAAATCGCCCACCTGATAGCCGGCCTGCTGGACGGCCGCGCCCATGGAGCGCATCGAGCCCATGCCGCGCGTGCCGGCAGGAGCCACGTCGTTCAGGTGTTGGATCGTGCGCTGGTACTGGTCGTTAAGCTGCTTCTGGAGGTGAGCCGCCCGTTCCGTCGACACGGCCCCCTTCGCAAGCGCGTTCTGGACTTTCGCCGTGTCCCGTTCCAGGCGGGCCAAGGCCCTGGCCGCCGGATCGAGGGCGCCCTCCAATCGCTTGAAGGTGTCGGCGGCCCGCTTGGTCGCCTTGTCCATGCCGGCGGTGGTGGTTTCCACCAAGCGGCCGGCGCCGCGCATGGCTTGTTCGAAGCGGTCGAGTTCGGCCCGGATGCTTACGGCAAGGCCCGTTTCCTGGTCCGTCATCGCCCCCTTCCTTTCCACTCATTTCCTGGAAAACGCCCTGCGCAGCCTTTCTGCCACGTCCTTGCGACTTGGCTTCACCCAGCCGCGCCCATCCAACGTCTTGTCGTCGATCCGCTTCATGCCGGCGATTTCTCCCTGATCGCCGGAGGTTTTGTCAGCCATGCCGGGAATGGTGCGCCTGATGAAATCGACCTTGCCGGAAAGGGCCAGAAGGAGCCTGTGAATGGGCGTGCGCATCACCGCATCGTCCGTCCAGCCGAGCCAGCCCGTCGCCAGGCGGTAAAGCTCGTCCCAGTACTCCTCCAGGCCGATCAGTTTCCCCCGGCCTCCTCCGCTTCCCCATCGCCAGCCGCCTGCCCGCCGGCCAGAAGCAGGGCGAGGAAATCGGAAAGCGTGCCGCCGATGGCCGCCTTGTCGGGGGATTTCCAGATGGCTTCCGCGAGGGCGTCGAATTCCTTCGGCTTCAGCGCCAACCCGGCCCCGGCGGCGACGACAACGGCCATGGCGTCGAAATTGATATCCGACACCCGCTGGAAGGCGGGCCGGAGACCGCCCAAGACGCCATTGATCGAGCGGACGGCGGAAAGGGTCGGCTCCAGACGGTATTCCTCGCCGCCCACCGTGACGGAAAGCGGCGCCTGCGTGGATTTTCCCATGTGCGCCACCTTAGACCGCCGCGACTTCGATCAGGTCGCTGTTGATGGCAAGCGGAATGTTCTTTCGCACCACGTTGTCGTTTTTGCCGACCACCAGCCGGTCACCGAGGACCTGGGCGCGGAAATAGAAGGTGGTGGGGGAGGACGGCGATCCGGTCCCGGCGTCGTTGAGGGTGATCTTGACCGTGTAGTTGTTCTTGGAGGCGAAGGCCGCCTTGACGGCCGCCTGTCCGGCATTGCCGGAAGAAAACCCGACCACCAGGTTGAGCGTGCCGGCATCCTTGGTGGTCTTGAAGCGGCGCACCCGACCGTCCGCCAGGGCGGCGAATTCCGTGGTGTTCCACTGGTCGCCGAATTCGCCGATATCTTCCACCTCGCCGATTTCGGTCCAGGATTGGGCTTCGTATTCGGCCTGGGTATCGACGGAATCGTTGGCGTCTTCCGAGCCGATGTAGAGCTTCGAGCCCTGAGCGGTATTGACGGCCATGGCGCGTATCCTTCTGTTGCTGATTAGAACTCGTAGAGAACGCGGAGGGTGACGGAGCCCATGAAGGTTTCCCCGTCGATATCGGGGGCGATGCGCTTGCGGACGACACGGACCCGGATCATGCGGCCGTGCTCCATCGCCAGCTTCTTTTCGTGCAAGGCGGCGTCGATATCGGCGACGATGCCGGAGACTTCCTTCTTGCCTCGGTACCTCGACCAGACGGACAGGGTAACGAAGGCTTCCGTCCGACGGCCGGACAGGCTGTCCGCCGGCTGCTCGATCACGTCGCCGACGGTCACGTAGGGCAAGGCGCATGAATGCGGGGCCTTGCCGTCATACACCGGCACGGACAGGGCGGCGTCGAGTGCGGCATAGAGCGCCTTTTGCATCGCCCACTGGTAATCGGTCGCCATGCTTCAGCCCCCCGCCTTCGCCCGTTCCATGCCGCGCGTCACGGCGTCGCGGATCAACGCTTCGATTTGTTCCCGGTTCAGGTCGAGGGCCGGAGCCATGAAGGGTCTTGGCGCGCGCGCAGGCACGCGCATGACGTAGGACTTGGAACTGCCGCGACGGCGATAGTTCACCTCTCCCCCCTTGGTGCCGAATTCCAGGAACCGGGCGTAGTAGAAATCGGAAGCCAACACGTCCGTCGGCAGGCCGATCCGGGCGGAAAGACCGCTTTCGCCGATGGCCTTGGTGAGCGCGGCGGCCAGGGCGCCCGTATCCTTCGGCGCCAGGGCCTGCATGTCCCTGATGACCAGATCGGCTGCCTGGGAGATGGCGGCTTCCACTTCTTCCCGCACGGCGGCGGGAATGCGGCGGATGGCGGCAACCACCTTCGCGGTTCCTGTCACGGGCATGGCGTCAGCCGTTCGTCACGCCGGATTCCGCCTCGACCGTGCGGAACGGTTCGCGCCCGGCCATGGGCGCGGCGCGGACGTTGAGGGTCAGCGAGTCCCATGTCAGGCGGTCGGCTTCCGTCACGCCGGACCAGATGCCGGAATTCCGGGCCGTGATGCGCCATGTCTGCACGCCCGCCTGCCGGTCGGCGATGACACGTTCCTGTCCGCGCACCGGGTCCACCCGCGCCCATACCGTTCCGAGCGTGGTCGCGACGACGGACGCCCCGCCGCCACCGTCCGCCGTTTCGGTCATCCGGACCACGGAAACCCGCTGATCGAGCCTTCCGGCGTGCATCAGCACCCCCATACCCTGTAGGGGATCAACAGGGCATCGACCGCCCGCGGGAGCGACGCGACCTGAAGGCCGTTTTCCGCCAGCACGTCGGAGCGATGCTCGAACCAATGCCCGATCAGCAGCAGCATCGCCAGCTTGATCGACTGCGGCACGTTGGCGACCAGGTCGGGCGGGCTGTTGCCGTCGTCCGGATAGCCGGCGACGAAACGTACCGTCACGGCCCCGGTGACGGGATAGGTGGAGGGCCAGGATTGTCCATATGACGGCGTGATCCGGGCCGGCTCGGAAGCGGCATCGACCAGGTAGTACGCGCCCGCCAAGGTCTGGCTTGCCCCGGCATCGTCCAGGTAGGAAATCGACGCGACGGAACGCAGGGGTGGCAACGGCACCTCGATCAAGCATGGGAAGCGGTCAAGCTTCAGGTCCCATGTCTGTTGCACCAGAACCCGGCCGGTGGCGGCCTCGCAATGCTCGCGCGCCGCCAGGATCAGGGCGGAAATCAGGGCGTCCTCGTCCGTTCCGTCGACCCGAAGATGCGCCTTCGCTTCGGCGAGCGTCACCGGTTCGACCGCTGGGGTTGAAACGAGAACGAGGGCCATGTCACCGGAACCTTTCGATCAGACCGGCGACCTGAGCCGGGGTTATGCCGTCGAGCGCCGCCCGGCATTCCGGGCAGGGGTCGAATTTGCCGCAAGCCGCACCGCTGCCCAGATTGTGGTGGTCCGGGTAGCCGGTCACGGCCGGCGAGACGAATCCGCCGAAGACGATGACGGCGGGGGTTCCGAAAGCCGCCGCCGCGTGATGCAGACCCCCTTCCGGGCCGACATGCAGGGCGGCTCGCAGCACGACCCCGGCCGCCTGCCGGAAATCGTCCGTCTTCAGGTGATGGACACCGTGGAGAGGACGGGAATCGGGGCCAAGGCATTGCACGAAGCGGACGCCTGGCAGGCGGTTGACGACCTCCTGCCACCGGTCGAACCCCCAATCCTTGTTGGGGCTGTTGATCGGGTTGATGTTGGGCTCGATCGTCATGTACCGCCCCCCGGCGCGCAACTCTTCGCCGATGGCAATTTCAGCTTGGGAAAGCACCAGGCGCGGCCGAAAGCCGTAGGGACGCCAGTCCGTCCGGAAGTGCCATCGCCGCGCCGCGTTGTCCCACCGGTCGATATAGGGACGCGCGCCGGGGCCGTTGACGATATCCACCCCAGCCGTTTCGCCTGGCTTGGCAACGAGGGGGTCGTCCTTCCAGGCATCGTGTTGCCGGCGGCGGCCGTCCACCCCCAGGATGGCGCAGCGCCCGGCGGACGGACCCGCTTCGCGCACCGCATGCGCCGCCAGCCCGGCCGCCATCAGTTCGTCGCCCCATCCCATGACGAGGACTCAGCCCCAGGTCAGGAAAAAATCGCCCTGCATTCCGCCGCGACGGCGGTAGCCGAGACTTTCCAGCCAGTCGATGGCCGCATGATCCGAAACGCCGAACTTGGCGCCGTGTCCTTCCTTCTGTTCGACGCAGATTGCCGGCCTGCAACGGCGCAGCATGGCTTCGCCGCCCTTAAGCGCGAAGACCTCGTATCCTTCGCAGTCCAGCTTGACGAAATCGATATCGTCAAGCCCCCCCAAGAGGTCGTCCAGGCGCCGCAACGGGACGCCGTCGGCTGCATCGCCATCAACCCAGGTATCCCCGGAACTGGATGGACCGGTACGCATCCGCACCGTCCCGGACCTGTCCCCCAGGGCCATGGGCCAAAGTTCCACGCGGACGCCAAGATTCGGGACGTTCTTGCGGAAGCATTCGCGATGCGCGGCCACGGGCTCGAAGGCCTGGACCGTCGCGAAACGTGCCTGGAGATGCATGGACCAGAGTCCGGAATGGGCGCCGATATCGACGGCCGTCCGGAAGGAACGGCAGAACTTCAGGGCCGCTTCCAGCTTGTGAAACTGGTAGGTCGGATAACCGCCTTCCACCCGCTTGACGGTGTCCATCCACTCCTGGAGGTGCCGTTCGCCGGGCGGAAGCCAGACGCCGCGTTCCGCCCAAGGGGGCAGGTAGAATTCCATGGTCATTCCCTTCCGATGGCTTCCCAGCAGGAGCCGTGGGAGATCTCGTCCAGCGTCCATTGGTTTTCCGCCAATTTCCAGAGAACCAGTTCCCGCAACGGCCGTTCCGGCGCCTCGATCCTGGACAGGTCGCCGGTTCCCAAGGCAAGCCCAGCGCACGGCGCGGTGCAGAAGACGTGGACGCCATCCATTGCGGCCTCGACGGCCGCATTGCTGGAATGGGTAACCAGTGCCCAGCAGCCCTTCAGGTCGGCGGACAGAGGGCGCGAATTAGCCTGGCCCCGCGCCCGCGTCCGGATCGGCCTGTCGGTATGCCGTCGCAGTTCCGCCGCGACGTTTTCCGCCCACGCGGCCCCGGAGAATCCCAGGAGGCCGGCGAACAGGTCGTCCGGCGGGCACAGCAGGATATGCCCCCCTTCCGTCCGCCACGGCTTGATGGACAGTCCGAATGACGCGAAGCGGTCAGGCTGGGCGTCGCCCCATCCGTCGTGTTGCAGGTCGCCCCGCGTCACCCGGAAATATTCCCCGCGCCCGAAATATCCATGGTCGCCGTACCACCAGTCGCGACCCTCCGCCCTGGCCTGGGAAAGCAGGTCCCAAAGGGCAGGCGAGCCGAACAGCGCGACCGGGCCGGGCCGGAGCCCCCCATCATCCGCCACGGTCCCGCCGCAACCTTCGGCGAAGGCGCGGCAGAAGCGGGGCGAGGTCTTTTCCGTCGGCACGGCGTAGCTGATCGGCGTCATGACAGTACGTCCTTCAGATCAGCGATCGGGAAGCAGTCCAGGGCCGACCCTGGCGTGCAGTTGATGACTTCCACGCCGGACTTTTCCAGGTCGGGGAGCGTGGTGCGGAAATTCTCGATCCAGTCGCGGTAGGGGGAATCCTTCCGGAGCGCGCCGGGATGTTCCCCGAACCAGTGGCGCCGCCCGTCCGCCCCCGGCTTCATATCGAACCCGAGGAGCACGATGCGTTCAGCGCCCATCAGAACCGCCAGGTTGAGGGCCTGGTATCCGGAATTGCCGCCCTGGTGGATCGTTCCCGGCGTCAGCGACAGTCCGGGATTCGGCAGGCTTTCCCACCATGAAAGCCCGTATCGTTCCGCCGTCTTCAGGTCGGCCGGACGATTGCCGTAGGGACCCAACTGCGTCCAGCGCATGCCGGAAAATTCGGGAACGCCGTCGTGATGTTCCCACCATGCGGCATCGGCGGCATAGAGGGCATCGGCGAAAGGCGCAAGACGCCAGGCGTCGTTGACGGCGATCACCCGGCACCTTCCCGCAAGCAGGCCAACGCGGTCCGGGGACAGGCTGGGACCGGACGCGACGATCCCGACCGTTTCCCCGGACCAGTCCGGCATTTAGCTCACCACCTCGGAAACCGTGGTGGCGTCGCTCGCCGGAGCATAGCGGGCGTTGTGCCCCAGGATCACGGCGAAGATATCGCTCTTCGCCGATGCCGGGGAATTGACCGCGTCGCCGACCGTCACCGAAAGGCGGACGTGGGTGAAGGCGTTCGCCACGTCCAGTTCTTCCGAGCGCAGGTTGATGATGGCCTGGTGGTCGTTCTTGGACCCGGCCTTGGTCAACTGGGTGATCGCCTTGCCGGAGATGTCCTTGGCCCCGGTGCCGCTGGCGTCGGTGGCCTGTTGCAGCACGGCGTCCACCGTGCCGCCGGTTTCCATGTCCCCCACGCCCACGATGGCCTGAAGACTTTCGTAGGTCGCCATGGAAACCCACCCGGTGGTTGCCGTGCCGGGGCTGGTCTGGTCGGGGTCGATCACCGCCGCCAGGACGGCCCGATTGGAAGGGAGAATGTTCGGATTGCTCATGGTCTGCTGCCTTGTCCTGGATTACGAGCGGGTCGCGAGTCTGACGAAATGGCTGAGCGTCGCGCTTCCCTTGTTGGGCGTGACGGCGGCGGAAAGATAGGGCTGCCCGCCGAAACGGAAGGTCCAGCGGAAAGCCTGGATCCCATAGTCGAAGTAGAGATGCATCGAAGACGCGGCCTTGATGCCGGAGGCCTTGTAGGCCGCGTAGTAGCCCTTCGGATCGACGAACTGGAGGTCGCCGGCCGTGCCCAGGGCCTCGCAATGATGCGAGAACCGCACCGGACGCCCCAACAGGAAGCCGCCGGGGGCGCCGACGAAGCCGGAGGAAGGCGGCATCCAAATCGGCTGCTGGCCAAGGGTCATGGTCATCAACTGCGGCAAAGCCGACTGGTTGACATACCAGGTGGCCCCGGCCGGATTGATGTTCCGGGAGAACATATTCGCCACGTTGGCGGCCACCACCGTGGCGGCCGTCTGGCCGCTTTCCTTGGCGACCGTGACCAGGGCGCTCGACTTGGTCCAGCCGAGCGGCTGCCCGGCCCCGGTGCCTTCGAACATCGCCTTGTTGATCTTCCAGCGCAGCGCCTGAGCGGCCTTCGCGGTCAGGCGGGCGTTCAAACGCGGCGCGTCTTCAAGCAATTCCTCGGTGGCGAGCACGAAACTGTAGAGTTCGTGGAGCTTGGTTTCGCGCTGCTCGGTCGCCAGACGGGAGGACGACATCTGGGAGCCCTCGGAACGCCACGAGGCCGAAACGCCGGACGCCCCCCACGGAGTGGTTTCGTCGGCAAACATCTGCACCGCGTTGGAGTTGGTCGGCTCGGAATCGACCTCGGAAAGCAGGTCGTCCTCGGCGAACATCAGGGACCAGATTTCCTGACGCAGGGCCGGAGGCACCATGTAGCCGTCGGAAGACCCGCCTTCCCGGTGGAAATCGGCCGGGGCCGCCATCATGGCGGAAAGGCGCGGGTCGACCTGGATCACGCCGCCGGGACGGGGAGACGCCATCCGCACCGCCGCGGCGAAATCGGCCAGCGAGGTGAAGCCATGCCGGCCATCCCCGGCGGGGGCAGCGCCGGACGATCCGGTGTCGGGGGAGCCGGCGGCCTGACGCTGGGAATCCAGATGGCGTTCCAGGCGCGAAATCTGGTCGTTTACGTCGCTCAGTTCGGCGTGAATGGCGTCGTCGCGGGCCTTTTCGTCGGCGGACAGGTCCCGCTTTTCGTCTTCGGCGGCCTTGAAAATCCGGCCGGCTTCGGCCAGCAGGGCGGCCTTCTTGTCCTTGAGGTCACGCATGGTCGGCATGGGAAGTCCCTTTCGCGGGCCGGGAATGATGAAGCACCGCCCGCGCCCCGGCGGCGCACGGAACGGATCGGCCGCCCTGCGGCCGGGATCGTCTTGAATCGGTCAGAGGGTCGAGGCCAGCCGCAGGCGGCGGCGGCGATAGTCGATTTCGCCGGCATGCAAGGCATCGCATTCGGCTTCCGGTGACGGCTGGGCTTCGGCCACGCCGCCTTGCGGCGCGGGAACGTTGCCGCCAAGCCCGGCAAGGACGTTTCGTAGCGTGTCGATCCGGTCGACCATGCCGAGTTCCACGGCTTCGCGTGCCAGCACGGTACGGCCTTGGCCGAAGCCGGAAAGGACGGCATCGGGCTTCACGCCGCGCCCGGCGGCCACGTCGGCCACGAACATGGAATGGAACATGTCGACATCGGCCTGCATTCGGGCGCGCGCCTCGTCCGTCAGGGGCTCGAACGGATTGCCTTCCGTCTTGAATCGGCCAGCGGAAACCAGGGTGGTTTTCACGCCCATCGTCTTCATGGCCTCGGAAACATCCTGGTGCATGGCGTAGACGCCGATGGACCCGACCCGGCCGGACGGCGTGACCACGAAACGGTCCGCCTGGGACCCGAGCCAGTAGGCGGCGGAAGCCGCCATGGTGTCGGCGACCGCGACAATCGGCTTCGCCCCGCCCCGTGCCGCCCTGATTTCCGCCGCCGCTTCAGGTATCCCGGAAACCGAGCCGCCGGGGCTGTCGATCAGCAGCACGACGGCGCCAACGCCGGGATCGGCGACGGCTTCGGCGAAGTCTGCCCGGAACATGCCGATGGAAGTGGTGCCGAACAGCATGTCGACGATGCTGGGACGATGGGCGATCAGGCCGACGAGCGGAACCACCGCGACAGAGCCGCTGCGCACGCGGCCGATCCTGGATCGGCGGGAAGCGGCAACAGCCCCTTCGATCTTCTCGGCATCGCGGCGGATATCGAGCAAGCCGTCCTGAATTTTCGCCAGCGCCTCGGGCATGACCGCCCAAGGGGTGTCGTTGACGGTGCCGAATAGGGAGAAATCGCGGTCGTCGATATCGGGCATGGATCACCCCTCCTTGACGAGTTCGAGGCGGCCTGTCGCGGCCGGCGGTTTCTGGTCCGACGGGGGCGTTCCGGCAGGAACCATGTTGAGCGGCTGGAGGTATTGGTCCCCGTTGTCTACCGGGTCCTGGTTCTCCAGCTTGCGGATATCGTTGACGGACAGCCAACCCCATTGCCTGCCGATGGCGTAGGCCTGATACCTTGCCAGCGTGTCGCCGCGCAGCAGGCCGCGCACGTCGAATTCCGCGAACACCCCGTCTTCGGCGATCAGGCGCGAGGTAATGCTCTTTTCCCAGCGGGTCAGCCACGGAAGGAGGGTGTCCGTGACAAATTCGAGGCCCTGGTGCTCGATGTTCGAGAAGGTTGCGTTGTCCAGGATTCCCACCTTGTGGGGCGGCACCTTCCACAGGCGGCACAGGTCCTTGCCGAGTTCGCGCCTGGTTTCCAAGAACTGCGACTGCTCGTTGGTGTGCTGGAGCGGGACCGCCTTCATCCCGAATTCAAGGAGCGCCCACCGATGCGCGTTGCTTCGGGTAAAGGCGCGGCGCCACTTTTCCAGAAACGTCTTGCGACTTTCCCCATCCTTGAAGGAGCCGGGATGCTCGATGATGCCGCCCGGCCGGGCGTCGTTGGAGAAGAAGCGGGCGCCATAATCCTGCACGGCGATGGCCGCGCCGATCACTTCGCGCCCCGTTTCCGTGACTGGAATTCCCATCAATCCATCCGCCGTGAAGGGCGCCGCCTTCAGGTGCCAGATTTCGTCCGACGACAGGTTGCGGACGGTTCCGGTCTTGGCGTCGCTGACTTCGTACCAGACCGAGCCATCCTGCCCGAAGAAAGGCGTGACCAGAGACGGATGGATTGGCTTTAGGGTGTCCAGGTAGCCGCGCGGACCGGAAACGATTTCCGCATAGGCGTTGCGGTAGAGTCCGAGGTTCCATTGCATCAGCGATCGGAAGTCGTGTCCGGTCTGAAAACCGTTCGGGTCGGCGAAAACGGCGCTCACCGGATGATCGTGAAGCAGGGTCTTGGTTTCGTCGCCTTCCTTCCGGTAGACCTTCAGCGGGAGGCTCGCCAGAGGATCAGCGAGAGCCTGGAGGCAATCGATAACGACCGGGACCAGGAGAGCCTTTTCCGGGGTCACCGCAACGCCGGACCCCGCCATGACGAAGGAATTCAGGCCATACCATTGATCGTCGGACGGATCTCGGGCCGGAGCGGAATCCGACATTCCCAGCAGCCGCCCCATCCATCCCATGTCAGCACACCTCGTAATCGTCTGGTATTTCCGTCTGCGTTTCGGTCACGATGGCCGTGGCCGCCGCGCCCACCGCCATGGCGAGGGCGATCATGCCGTCTATCCGGCCCCGAGATCGGGCCTTGTCCAGTTTCCGGTTGCCGGCGGGGTCGCGTCGCACAACCGAGTTTGCCGCGCACATCGTCAGCACCGGGTGTCCGCCGTGCGATATGCGCCCGTTCAGCAGCAGGCTTTCCATGTCCCTGAGCGCGGGCGACATGGACTGGAATCCCTGGCCGAACTCAACGAAGCGCCCAAGCTCTTCCTCCGTGAATCCGGCCTTTTCGAGCCATGGCTTCAGATGACGGAAGTTCCACCGGTCGAAGGCCATGGCCCGCACGTCGAACGCATCGAAAGTCCGCCGCAGGTCGTGGGCAACGAATTCGTAGTCGACCGACGCGCCGGGGGTCGTTTCGAGCAGCCCGTCACGGTGCCAGATGTCGTATGGCACACGGTCTAGGCGCGATCTTTCTTCCAGCGTGGCGCCGGGGAGCCAGAACGTCGGACGCACCCCCCAGGTTCCGCCGCAATCGCAAATCAGCACCTTCGCCGTCAGGTCCGACGTTTCGGACAGGTCGAGGCCGCCGTAGACGGGGCCTTTGAAATCGGGCACCTCGCCGCCGCATGATTCCCACACCGACCGGCTGACGAAGGGGTTCGTCGTTTCGACGCGCTGGTTCAGCACCAGATTGCGATATTGCGCCTCACGCGATGGCATGCGTCTGGCACTCTCCGCCATCGCCATGACTTCCGTCGCGTTCTGAAAATCTCCGAATGCAGGGTTGGCGAGACGGATCGTCGCTTCCTCGAATGGGTCAAGGTCCGTCGGCGCCTCGTAAAGAAATAGCCTGGTTCGCGGATCGGCCCCGGTCTTCGCGTCGTCGATCAGCAGCGACAGAAGGTCGGAATCCGTTGGTGCCTGCGTCGAAATGACGATGGACAACGGCGATTCCTGTGCCCCGCAAGCGGTTTCCAGGGCCTCGAAAAGCTCGGAGCGCGGCCCCTTCACCTGGCCTAGCTCGTCATGCACCACGAAGACCGGAGAAAGCCCGTAAGCGGTGGAGGCATCGGCCGACAATGCCCTGTAGAGCGTTCCAAGCTCGCGGCACAGAAGCTGTTTCGCCGTGTCGCGCACCGCGACATGCGCGCTCAGGTCTGGCGACATGCGCACGACCTTTGCCGCCAGGCTGAACAGGATGGCCGCCTGATCGCGCGATTGCGCCGCGCTGAAAAGCTGGCTGTTCGGCGTCGCCTCCGGCCCAACAAGGTGCAGCAGGAGAAGGAAGGCGCTCAAGGTCGTCTTCGCATTCTTGCGGCCGAACGAAATGATCGCCGTACGGGTTGGGCGGTCATAGATGCCCAGGATGATCCTGCGTTGCCAGTCGCGAAGCTTGACCGGTTGACCGACGAACTTGCCTTCCGGAATTCGGCATGCCGATTCGATCCAGGCGATATTCCGTTCGCCCCTGGTCAATCCGCCCCGTCGAATTCCCATGGCCGTTTCGTCCCAACGCTCCCTTTTTTCTTCTGCTTGTCGTAAGTCGTCTGTTGCGTCAGGCGCATCCGTGTCGCCAGGGACGACAGCGCGCGCCCCTCGCGCTCCTGCATCTTCAGAAGCTCGTCGTAACGCCCTACGTCGAATTCGCTATCGGAAGAGGTCTCCAGGGACTCAATCAGCTGCGCAACGCGACGAGCAGCCACGACATGGCGGCAGTACTGGACGAGAAGTCCGTGCGTTTCCCGGGGGAACCAGTCAGCGGGCAGCCTGTCGACGACAGCCCGCCACTCGTCCGCCTGCTCCGCCGTCAACTCGCGCGGCGGATCAGGGCGCGGCGAAACTGTCACAACCCCCGTTGATACCGACAGGGACGCTGCGGATTTCCTCCCTCTCTGCCTCATAAGCTTTCCGGATTTGAAACTTTATTTCAGGGAATTTAGCTCAGCGTGACCCCCGTGCCGGTCCCCAGGCCGTTTAGGGCAGGGATTGCCACCCCCCTACCCGTCACCTACCCGTTCGGGGGTGTGGCACAGGAGCAACGCGCGTGTCGTTTTTGCAACACAGGTCAGCGGCGCCAGTGATCGCCCGGATCAAGCGGGTTGCCTGCCAGGTCGGCGCCACGGAGCCGGCCGGAGCGGTCAAGCGACTGCTTGGCACCGTCGTGGCACGACTTGCACAGGGATTGCAGGTTGGTCTGGTCGAGGGCCAGCCGGGCATCGCCACGATGCGGTATGACATGGTCGACCACGGTTGCCTGGGTGACTCGGCCGACGGCCTGGCACAGCGCACAGAGGGGGTGGAGGGAGAGCTGGGCCTCTCGCAGCTTGCGCCAGGAGGCGGAGCTATAGACCCAGCGCCAAGGGTGCTGCCCCATCTCGCCCCCCCTCAACGCAAGACGCCCCAGCTATTGCCGGGGCGCGAAAATCCAATGGTGCCTAAGTAGGGCACAATCTATGACGCGGGTCAATGTAATTGTGGAGGCCACCAGGGCTCGCTGCACGAGGACGTGTCGATGACCGCGTCATCGCCCATCATCCCACCCCCCCCCACAAATTAGTTGTTGACACCACCAGCTAGGGGCCTTATTATGGGACCCATCAGACAGGGGATTGACCCCAAGGGCGCACCGCCAAGCCAGGTGCAGGAGCAACGACAATGACCGACACCATCACTCTTACCCCGAGTGCCTTGCACACCATCCTTGCCGACTACAACGTCGAGCCGACCAAGGTCTACTGTGCCGCCGCTGGCGCGGATTACGGATCCGTCGAGTGTTGGGCCCTGCCGGACAGTCAGCACACCGACGGTCTCGGCTACCTGATCGCTTACGGCGATAACGGGGAGACGCAATATATCATCGATGACGATGTCGACGACCTCGCGGCTTGGCTGGAGTACGACGACCTGCAAGGCGTCGACTACTACGTGCAACGTGCCAATGTGCGCGGCATCGACGCAGTAGACGCCGCAGAGAGCGACGACGAGGGGACGTACTACATCCTTGAGACGTGCTACAACTACGGCCCGTCGGAGGTGACGGACGTTGTCCGGTACGATGGCCGCCGGCAGGATCCCCTTGAGTTTGCCACGCTGGCGGAGGCGCAAGCCTGGATCGACGATGCCAACGATACCGCCTACACCATGTCGCACAACGAGTCTGGCCGTCCCTCGTACAAGATCATTGCCGCCTAACCCGTTTTCCAGGTGCGCCTTGCGGGGCGCACCGAGTAAGCGGGCTGGGAAAAAAGTGAGAACAAAATGAAGATCAAACTCCACTTCCCCGCGGCATCGATCGCCGCAATCAAGACCATGGGTCTCCGGCAAATCAATCCGGAGGTCCTCAGGCTTGTGACGGACCACCCCGCCAGCAGCTACGGGATCGGCGTCATCCTGCGCGGCAAGTCCGGGATGATCCTGGACGGCCGCCAGTTTGCCCAATTGCACAGGGCGTTTGGCGCATGGATCGAGTGCGACAGCGCCGACACCAAGCGGCGCATCGAGAACGCCCTTGTCACGGCCGCGACCGAGCTTGACCACGCGATCAGGGTGACGGGATGATCCGAGATGACGCCTGATGAGTTGAGGCAGCATGGCGAGGCCATGTACGGCCCGCGATGGCAGACGGAGACGGCAAGAGCCGCCGGGGTTGCGCCCCGGCGTCTGCGCGAGTGGATGGCGGGCACCCGCCCCATCCCACCCAGGGCCGAGGCGGCAATCAAGGAGGCTGCCCGACGGCGCGCCTCAAATCTGCTCGACCTACTCAGGGCTGGAGATGGGGTGGCATATGGCTGACAACATCATCTCGACGACCCACCTCCTCATATCATCCCTACCCATAGGCGATGTCGCCGCCATGATTGGCGTGGATATCGCCGTGGCGGAGGGGATGCGAGAGCAGGCGATGCGGATGTCGCAAGCCGACGGGAGGATGATCGGCAAGATGAGATACCGCGACGCCGTTGACAGGATCGTAATATCCGGCATGGGAGGGCACGCCGCAAATTGACCGGAGAGGTCATGTCAGACATCGCGTCGAGATACGCCGATGGAGAGTCGGCGCGGGAGATCGCCAAGAGGCACGGGGTCTCCCACCAGACGGTCTATAACGTGGCTCGGCGGCTTGGTGTATCCAGGTCTCTATGCTGAGTGGGGCAGGGCGGCGGGCAGGGCCACTCCCCGGGTGTGGGCCTACCCCCCTGGGTGGGGTGGGCTACCCCCACCCCGGTTTATGGGGGCCTTGCACCCCCACCCCGGTTTATGGGGGCCAACTTTATAAAATCTCTCAAGGGAATCAAGAGCGGAGAACAGCAGACCCTTTGCGAAGTGCTGGTTCATAGGGCGTCCCGCCCATGTCGAAATTCGGCAATATTCGCGAATGGTTTTTTCTTCTCCGATCACGGCGCAAACGACAGGGCAGGAGATTTCACCGACGGCTTCAAGGGCTTCGGATACCCTCTTTGCCGCCGTCGCCATCCATTCGTGTGCTTCGCCTCGACCTCCTCCGTCCACCCTGGCAATGGACATGACGGCATAATTTGGTCCCTTCCCGGCGGCTTGGAAATCGCGGTTGAATTGTTCTGCTGCCCGTAGTTGTTCATCGGTGATTTGGCCGTCGTCGCGCCAGCGCTCGAACTGCGTCAAGACGCGGACACGAAACACACCGGCTTCCATCGTCTCCTCGATCTTCCCGACCCTGCCGCCGGGAAGCCTTATCCGCTCACCTTGATTTGCCATCTTCCCCCACATTTTCCTGTCTGCGAGCCGTAAGAAACGATGCCCTCAGGATGGCCATGCAGGCGGGGCAGATGGGTTGGAACGATGCCGCGCCGCACTTGATGCAGCGGCAGTCGCCGACCTGGACCGGACGCACTCCACCTGGCGCCTTGTCCGTCATCCCACCCCCACGAAATCGACCCGCTTGACGCCCAGGGCGCCGGCCAGAAACTGGCCGAACTGTTCGGCGAGTCGGGACCGGCGGAACTTGCTCTCCTCGACGAAGACAGCCACCCCGTCGGCAATGGTCGGCTCGGGCAATGTGGCGATCCAGCGTCCATAGGCCACGGCACCTCCCGGCATCAGACGCGCAACGCGCCGCCGCCATCCATCATCCACCTCGTCCAGGCTGACGGTCGGCTGCCAGTCGGTGGCCCCGGTCAGGCCGGGTTGCGCCTCGGCCGGAGCCTTTCCGGCCTTGGCCTGGGCGATGGCCTCCGGGATCGAGTGGCGGAAGAACCGGAGCGAGCGGACGGCACCCTTGCCCTGGTCCCTGGCCCTGGCCATCCCGGCGGCCATGACGTCGACCAGCAGGGCGACGGTGGCCCCCTGGTCGAGGTATTCCCTGGCCTCCCGGCGCATCGACGCGGACGGCACCGCGACGGCTCCCGGCCAGGTTTCCGCGACGAGGCGACGGAACGCCTCGCAGACGGCCTCGGTATCCGGATCGGCGGCGGGAACGGCATCCCTGGGGGGTGGAGCGGCATCCTCCCCCTTGCCCGTCGATCCATCCATCGAACCGCCACCGCCGCCCTCGTGCGGGGCATCCTGGTAAGGCGGTGGTAAGGTAGTACTCTTATGGGTCTGGGTCTGGGTGCTAGGGCGCTGGGTTTCGTTTGGGTTAACCCAGGAAGAACCCATCGCTAGATCGGCATTGCGATTATTCAACGACTTAGCGCGACCGCCCTTGGATCCATTGGCGCGATTTTTCTCGATGAGTTTTTGCGTGAAAATCCACTCTTTTTCGAGCCGATTTTGCCGCCAGTAGCCCTCGGACAGGTCGAAGAAAGAGGCCAGGGACGGGCGCAACTTGTCGCGCCAGCGGGCCGGCGTGACCCCCAGCATGCGGGCGATCCTGGCGTCGTCGTCGGGCAGTGGCTGGCCGTTGTTGCGCCAGGTGATCATCAGCAGCTTGAGGTAAGCACCGTGCTCCTCCAGCGACAGGTGCATGGTGTCGCCCAGGTATGCGTCGCAGAACAGCGGCATGGCTGGGGCCTGGCTCATGCGGAATCCTCCCCGAACGCTTCCGGCGGAAGCTGCGCCGCATGGCAGCGATCGCGCTCCTTTTCCCGGTCGATCCAGCGGGCCAGGCGCTCGCGCATCTCCGTCGGAAGGGCGCGCCAGAGGGCGCACCGGGAGGGCGTCCAGGCGCCGGGAGACCACCGCGCGCGGGGCTTGATCCGGCTGGTCACCTGGGGGCTGCTGAGCGCGGAACGAAAGTCCATCATGCCCAGTCCTCCGGCCTCTCCAGGGACTTGCGGCAGGGCGAAATCCATGTCATTTCCGTGGGGCCGCTCCAGCCCTTGCGCCAGACGAGCCAGCAATAGGCCGTCGCGGTGGCCGCCTTCTTGTCGAGGCGCCCCTTGACCATCGGAACCCGTTCGGTGAATTGCGCCATCATGGCCGGTGGGTGGGGCTTGAACAGCGTCTTGTGCCGCTCGATGCCCTCCAGGAAGGCGCTCCGCACCAGGACGGCCACTCCCTGGACGGCGACCTCCAGGCTGCGCACAATGAACTGGGCGGCCAATCGGAATGGCGGGTTGGTGACGATCCAGTCGGGGCGATGGAGCGGCGCCCCAGGCATCAGGAAATCATGAACCTGCCCGAAACCGTAGTCGTGAACGTCGGAGGCGTATACATCACGGAAGGTTTCGGCCAACGGACGGGCCATATGCCCATCGCCGCATGCCGGCTCCCAACAGGTTGCCGACTGTTGATTCGTGAACATGGGCAGGATGTTGTTGCAAAGCGCCCGCGTCGCCCAAGGCGGCGTCGGGAAATAGTCCAAGGAGTCATGCGGCTCCTTGCGCTGCGCCATGACGGCCGTGCTGGTGTTCCAGGCTCTCATGCCGATCACCAAACCGATGCGGCGATGATTGCGACAGGCAGCCCTATCGCGCCGCCTGCCAAGAAGCCGAGGAGGATGATCCTGGCGGAGAATGTCCACAGGTCTTCGACCTCTTCCAGCAGGTTCGGCCCATGATCGTCCGGGAGACGCCGTCCGTCGATCAGATCTCTGTTCAGACGCTCTTGCATGCCAGCCCACTCCTTACTGCGAACGGCTTGGTGATTTCCCAGTCGGCGGGCCAGGATCCCGTGACCCGTGGCCACGATGCGTGATCGTTGTTTTCGATCCGCCGGCGCTCGACCCTCTTGGTTCTGGCCGGAAGCCTCATGCGGGCAGCAATCCGCACTACCGTCTGGATGGATCCCAGACCGTAAGCCCGCATCATGACGGTCAGCGAATTTCCCGCTCTCCAGTCGGCGGAAAACCTTTCCCGCATCTGGCCCGTCCAGCGACTCTCCGTGTAATCGGTCATCATGCCGCCACCTCGTCGCCTGTCGGGAAAAGGAGCAACTGGGCCGTCCTCTCCCCATCGTCTCGCCTGCCCGACCTGAACGCGGCCTCGGCCCGTTCCGCGCATTCCGGGCAGGCGTCCAGACCTCCGAGACGCTGGACGACGGTTTCGTCGTAGGTCTTCCAGGCGCCTTCCGGCCCATCCCAGCAGCGGCGCTCGATGTTCCTTGACACCGTGCGCTCGGGGCGGAAAATCGCGCCACCGCCGCCGCAGGTCCCGCATGTCGTCGTCACCATCTGGCGCCTCCGAATGCCTGCTGTCCGCGCGGCTGGAACCGGCTCCTGTACTGGTTCCGTGTGCGCAACACGTTCTCCGCCCAGGCCACGGGGTGTTCCATCCGGCGGAGCCGGCCGTAGGCAACCAGGTCCGAACGGGTCTTGAGCGCCGCCACCGCGTCCTTGAACTTCATCCGCAGCAGCACGTCGGCCTGGATCCCGGCGATGGGCGGGTGCGATTCGACGGCCGCCGAGGCGAACCCGGACACCACCTGGGTATTGCCGCAGGAACAGCGCATGTGGATGTGGCCCTCGGGACGCTCGTGCATGCGGGAACATTTCCGGCAGCGCCACGTGGCCTGCACCGCCTTTTCCAGACCATTCAGGCCGCCCTTGAGGTCCCAGGGGCGGGGCGCGTCGTACATGCCGTGCCGGCCGCCGTTGCCCACCAGGTCGAGGATGACGGCATGGCTCTTGTCGGCGTGGGTGCGCAACGCGCGGCCACAGTTTCCGACGATCGCGACCTTTCCCCGCCGTCTGACAACGAGGGTTCCAAGCGCATTCGTGAGACACCAGACGGCCTCGCCAGCCCCAGGCCCCTCGGAAATCATCATCCCCGACCGCCCCGGTTCCGAATTTGAGCCTCCAACCACGGAACTCGTCTGCTTCCTGACGTGGAGAAGGTACGCCGGCTGACGATCTCCCCGGACTGGATTGTAAACGGCGAGATTGCACCGGTAGCCGCGCCGGACGGCCAACGACTGGAGCCGATCCGCAAGGGTGCGGTTTGCTCCGCAGGAAATGTCCATGGTCCGCTTTTCCCATGCGATGGCGGACGGATGGCACCCGTGGCCGGAGTTCATGGTCTCCAGAAGAATACCGAACTGACGTTCGTCCATGTCGTCGAGCGCCAGCGAGAAGTCACGGTCAATGTATTCTTCAAGATCTGCCCATCCGCGCAGGTGCTTATCTCTCCCGCGTGGCTGGCCTCGGGAGATGCTGTACCTGACCAAGCGACGATATTTTTTCATCTCCCCTTTCCGTTCCGGGGAGTAGACACCATATTTGAACCCGCACCCTTCGAGGCATTTCCGGATTTCGTCGTTTTCCTGCTTGCCTTCGGACTGGCAAATGGTGATGGCGTTCGTCTTCTTGTTGAGCCCTCCATTTGTCATGAACCAGCCGATGAAGCGGATTTCGGCATCCGACAACGGCAGCCCGTGCGCCTGTTGAGTTCCGGAAACCGGCAGACGGAACTGCCCTTTCATGCCGGCAAGGTCGGACGCCTCGCGGACTTGCCAGCGCATCGATGTCATGCTCTTGCATCGGTACACCATGCGATGCCCGCCGGTCACCCGGATGTCCAGGTGAGGCGAAATCACCTCGAACATCGACTCTCCATCCGCCAGGGGACGGACAACTTTGTCCTGGATGACACGCCATTCGATCCGGCCCGTTTCCATGTCGAAAGCGGCGACTTGGCCGTCGATGAACACCTCGTCGTGTCTTTTCCAGCCGGCCGGCGTCAGCACCTCGGTTTCGATGTCAAGGCACTGCTGGATGTAAAGGCTTGTCGATGCCGTGGGCCGCTCCATGATCGCCACCGAAATGGCCGGGATGTCCAAGCCCTCGCCGATCAGGGCGCAGCTGGTCAGGACCTGCACCGAGCCGTCGGCCAGGCCCTGGATCGCGGCCGCGCGTTCCCGGGGCGACATGGACCCGTCCACCGAGCGGGCCAGCCATCCGGCGGCGCGGTAGGCTTCGGCCGAAGCCTCGGCGAGTTCCACGGTCGAGCAGAAGACCACGGCCGGCTGCCCCGGCGCGTGCTTGGCGTACCAGCGCCGGCCGATCACCGATATCCCCGACTTGGCCACCGCCTCGGCCACCTCGTTGACGGCGTAGTCGCCGGCCCGCACCTTGACGCCGGACAGGTCGAGCTCCGTCTTCGGCGCGTAGACGATGGCCGGGGCCAGGTAGCCGGCGGCGGTCAGGTCGCGGATGCCCGGACAGCGAACCACATGATGGAAGTGCCCGTCCTCGCCCAGCCCCTTGCCGTCCAGGCGGAAGGGGGTGGCGGTCAGGCCGATGTTCTGGGCCCTCGCCATGGCATGGGCGATGCGCGTCCAGCCGGCGGCGGCGATGTGGTGCGCCTCGTCGAAGACGGCGATCTCGACCTTGGCCAGCCAGGGCGCCAGGGCCTCCATGCGGGCCAGCACCGTGTCGACGGATGCGATGTGCAGCCGGTGTCCGGTCAGGTCGTGGCCGGGGCGCAGCATGCCATGCGGGATGCCCAGGGAATGGGCGCGTTGGGATGCCTGATCCAGCAGCTCGGCGCGATGGGCGAACCAGACCACCGGTTTCCCGGCGGCCAGCAGGGTGCGGAGGCCGTCCATGCCCATGGTGGTCTTGCCCGATCCGACGGGGGCCTCCAGCAGCACGCCGGGCGATCCCCGTTGCAGCCAAGCGAGGGTTTCGTTGACGGCCTTGGTCTGGTAGGGGCGGAGGACGGTCACTTCCCCATCTCCTTGCGGTAGAGGTGACAGCCCAGGTCCCAGATTGCCAGGGCATCGGCCTCGTTGTCGTCGGCGACCCACCAGCCGCGTTGCCGGCAGGCGGCGATCATGTCGTCCTTCTTGGCGTTTCCCTTGCCCGTCCAGTGCTTCTTGACGCTGGCCGGCTGGGCGACGGCCCGCCAGCGAATCCCGCGCTGGTCGGCCAGCATTTCGGCGATGCCCGCCATGGACATCAGCTTGCGGACGGTTTCATAACTGGTCATCTTGGGCATCAGGGGGGCCTCGATGATCAGCCCGGCCGGCCGCTTGTCGTACAGCAGGCGGGTCAGGCGAAAATGGAATTCGGCCAGGAAATGCCCGACGCCTCCAGCCTCCGTCATCACGCGGAGGACGCCGGATTCCGGACGGGCTGGCGGGGAGGACGCCGCTTCAATCGCAGTCGCGCCCCGGAGCGGGACGCGCCCGTAGCACCAGCCGGTTTTGGTCGCGATATCGAGCGCGAGAAGTCCCCCCGCCGTCATGGCCGCCGCCCCTTAGTGCGCGATGGCGGGGAAGGCGTCCCCGGCGGTGCCGGGCGGCATGGCGCCGCGGGACTTGGCAAGGCGATCCGTGTTGCCCAGGATCCATCCCTTGTCGTAGATGCCGTGCGACGCCGAGCCGTCGGGGTGGGGATTGGATTCCCGCGTCAGGCCTTCCAGTCCCGCCCGGCGCCCCTCGGCGAAGGTAAAGCCGGCGCCGTCCATTTCCTCGTCGCTGCCCTCGATGACGACGGGCGGCTCCTCGGGTTCCGGTTCCGGTTCGGGGGCGGCCTTGGCCTTCTTGCCACGCCCCTTCTTGGCGCCGGCATCGGCCGCGACGGGTTCCGGAGCCCCATCATCGCCCTCGAACATGGTGCCACCGGGGGCCGGGGCGGGCTCTTCCTCTTCCTCGCCGTCCTCCAGGACGGACAGGAAGTCCAGCGTCTGGCCCGCCTGCAAGGCGGCATAGGCGCGCTTCAGGTTGGCGAGAATCCGCTCGCCTTCCGCCTCGTCCTCCATTTCGCTGGCCACCCGGGCCCGCTTCCAGAGCTTGTAGAACAGGTCAAGGTCCTTGCGGGCGATATCGCACCCGGCCTTCAGGTCGCGCCAGGCCTTGGTGCGGGCATCGGCGATCGGCTCGATATGGGTGGCCTTCAGGTCATCGATCCTGGAATCCAGATCGTGGATGGCGGCAAAGCCTGCCTTCAGGGCATCCGGCAGTTCGTCGGGCGACAGCAGGCGAATATCGTCATCGTGCTTTGGCATGGGCTAGTCCTTTCGTCTGTTTGGCGGTGATCCCCAGGGGAGCCGCCGCCAGTCGGTTCGCCCCGCGCGGGCATGGGAAGGTGATGAACGCGGGACGCAAGCGGCGGCTCGCCTCGGGTCGCTGTCCGGAAAAGCGGCCGGAGGGGTTAGCGCCCCCTCCGGCCCAAGTCCAACAGGGAGGCATCACGTCGTGGGTCGGAGACTGGTCCGGGCGGATTCCCGCGGCCCGGTCCTGCGCGGATCTGGTCGGAGCGGCCGGACTCGAACCGGCGACAACCGGCTTCCAGGGCCGGAACTCTACCAATTGAGCTACACTCCGATTGGAGCCGCAGGCGGGGATCGAACCCGCGACATCCTGATTACGAATCAGGCGCTCTACCAACTGAGCTACTGCGACAGGGGCGTCCATCAGGCCTGCTCCGCCATGTCGTCCAGCAGGGCCCGCAGGGCGGCGACGGCATTTTCCGCCGCCTTGGCGATCCGGACCCGCTCGTTGGCCGACACCTTGCCGTCCGCCAGGGCGTCCCGCACCGCTTGGGCCACGTCGCCCACCTCGGCCATGATGGCCGTCAGGCGGTCGCGCGGATCGGCGGCCGGGCGCGGCTGGGCCCCCAGGCGCTCCAGGATCGCGGTATAGGCGGCGAGGATCGGGGGATGGCTCAACGCCTCCGGCAGGTCGGGGTGCTGCGCCGCCCAGTCCAGATAGGCGGCATCCAGGACGATGGCCTGGGACAGCTTGGGCTCCTGGTCGTCGTCGGGATCTCCCCAGCGGTAGACGTGGCCGACCGACTTGCCGACGGCACTCGCCGCCCCGGCCGGCGTGATGGCGCCGAAGATCCGGCTGACGGCCTCCGCGACGGTGCCGGGCATGCGGGGTTTGGTCATGCCGCCCTCCCGAGACCGAGCACCCGGGTCATCTTGGCCATGCGGCGGGACCGTTCGCGCTTGCCCTGGTGGGGGATGCGGCCCCGATCCTTCCGGATGGCCTCGTGCAGGGACAGGACGGTGCGCCGGCCGGGGCCGATGCGGACCCTGCTGGGAACCGCCGCGAAGTGCCGGGCCGAATGAAGGATGAAATCGAGAATCTGGCGCATGCGAAACTCCTCCGTCTATTCGCCTTCAGGCGGCGGTGTCTGCCAGGGTATGGTGGGTGCAGATAAAATCCGCGTGGCTGTAGGGAACATCGTCCTCATCGCACGCCTTCATCAGGAGGGCCGTGACCTCGCCAGGGAGGCGACCTCGCCGAAGAGCCATGCGAAGAGCGTCTTTTGACTTGCCCCAGCCGAGGGCAGCGAGCCGCGCGAACGCCGCGTCAAGACCGCCCATCTTTTCGATGATCGGAAGGTTTGCCATGGCCAAGTATGAACATATCGTTCATGAGAAGTCAACGACAATTTGTTCATGGCTATTGTCGTCACCTTGGCGACAATGAACCCCATGATCGGAAAGAAACTGAAGGAAGCCGCCAGGGCCAAGGGACTCGCCGACGCGAAGGTTGCCGAGATGCTTGGAATATCTCCGGAGCGGTATGGTAATTACGCCCTGGATAAACGAGAACCGGATTTCGACATCCTCATAAGAATATGTCAGGTGTTGGGGGTCACGCCGAATTACCTTTTCGGCTTCGATCCGCAGCTTCTCCAATCGCAGTCATCCGCCCCCGACCTTGACGCCCCCTTGCTCCGCGAGGCGGTGCGGGCCGCCCTCAAGGGCAAGGCCAGGGCGGCCGAGATGGGCCAGGAAATCCCGGACGAATGGGTGGCCGACATGATCGAGGAGCTCTACGCCGAGGGTCTGCGGCACGGCGCCCAGGGGCAGGATGGGCAGGCCTGGGACATGGACTCCGTGGCGGCCGGCTTCCTCGCCGGCATGCGGGCCGCCGGGCGGAAGTGATCGCGGGCCAGGCGCCGGAACCACTCCCGCCGCGCCGCCTCGCTGATGAATGTCACCTTCTTTTCCCGGCTCATCGCCCCCCCCTTATCCGGTTGTGGGGTGGGCATGTAAGGCATGGGAAAAGCGCGTTCAAGCCACGGACCCGCGTAGCTTACGCCTTCGATTGTGCTATGAAATTGCTGGGGGGACGCCTGGCCTGGCCGCCGCGCGCGTCTGCACGGCGGTTCCCGAGGCCACCAGCATGATCATGCCGCCGCCGCTGCCGCCGGATATTTCCTGCCAATCCAGATCGACGACGATCACCGCATCCGCGCCGACCATCAGGGCTTCCTTGCGAAGCTCCCGGAGCGCGGTACGCCGGGCGTCGCGCAGAACCTTCTGGGTCGCGACGCTGCGCCCGCCGAACAGGTCGCGGGCGGCGGCGAATAAATCGCGGAAGATATTCATGCCGAAGACGCATTCGGCGGTGACGATCTCGATTTCCCGTTCGATTTCCCGACCCGCCAGCAGGAACGAAGTGGTCAGGACGATTTCGCCCGCCAGGTTCGCGACGATGGCTTCGGGAACGGCGGACCAGTCGCCGGTTTCATGGGCCTTGGCGACCAAATCGGTCAGCCGCGCGGATTCCGCCGCCAGCGCCTGCCTCTCCCGGGCCTCCGCCTCGCGGGCAACGGATGCCTTCAGGGCGACCGGGATCGGACTGCCGCATTTCCAGCATTCGGACTCCGCGTCATCCACCAGGACGCGGCATCCGGGACATTCCAGCTTCATTTCCTTCCGCCCGTCTCGTCGGAAAGGCATCGGACCTTCCAGTAGTACCAGCGGTTTTCCCGGTCGCCGGTCGCCCATTCGTCCAGCTTTCGGTAGCCGGAAGGGCACAGACCGTAGAGCCTGTTGTTGATCTGTCCCGATGCCACGAGTGGAGATCCGGAAAAGGGTTCCGACCACCCCAGTTCCATCGATCCGTCTTCCAGCTTCCGCATGGATTCGTTGGCGCACCCGGCCGTCAGGACGGCCATGGCGACCATCAGAGAGCGACGCAAGGGCAATCTCCCTTTTCGCGCCCATGACGGGCGCCCGTTGACCATGCCGAGAGTGTAGCAAGGCTGGCGCTTTGATGGCATGAACAAATTGTTGTTGACCGCCCATGAACATTATGTTCATATCCTCCTGTCGCCACCCACGGCGACGACCCTCTCCCAGACCCCGGCGGCGGTCCCTCTAAGCCGCCGGGGAAGGGAAGGGGGAAACAGGAGGAGGAAGAACGTGACCGCCAAGACGAAGCGCGCCAGGAAGACCAAGCCCCCCGTCGCTCCGGCGCCGGAGCCCGAAATCGTCGCCTACAAGGGCTTCGATAATGACTTCCGCTGCCGGGGCTATCAGTACGAAGTCGGAAAAACCTACGAGCACGCCGGCGAGGTGGGAGCGTGCAGAAGCGGCTTTCATGCCTGCGAGCATCCACTCGATGTCTTCCGTTACTACGCGCCGGCCGGCAGCCGCTTTGCCCTCGTGAAGCAGTCGGGCTCCCTGTCACGCCACGACGAGGACACCAAGATTGCTTCCGCCCGGATCACCATCGATGCCGAGATCGACTTGACGGGCCTCATCCAGGCGGCGGTGAAATGGGTATTCGCCCGTGCCAAGTGGGTTGATGGGCCCGTGGCGACGGGGGACTACGAAGCGGCCACCGCCAGCGGCGATCATGGCGCGGCCACCGCCAGCGGCGATCATGGCGCGGCCACCGCCAGCGGCGATCATGGCGCGGCCACCGCCAGCGGCGATCATGGCGCGGCCACCGCCAGCGGCGATCAGGGCGCGGCCACCGCCAGCGGCCATCATGGCGCGGCCACCGCCAGCGGCTATTATGGCGCGGCCACCTCAAGCGGTTATTATGGCGCGGCCACCTCAAGCGGCTATTATGGCGCGGCCACCTCAAGCTGCGATCATGGCGCGGCCACCGCCAGCGGCTATCATGGCGCGGCCACCGCCAGCGGCGATCGGGGCGCGGCCACCTCAAGCGGCTATTATGGCGCGGCCACCGCCAGCGGCCATCATGGCGCGGCCACCGCCAGCGGCGATCAGGGCGCGGCCACCGCCAGCGGCCATCATGGCGCGGCCACCGCCAGCGGCGATCAGGGCGCGGCCACCGCCAGCGGCGATCATGGCGCGGCCACCGCCAGCGGCAATCATGGCGCGGCCACCGCCAGCGGCGATCAGGGCCGCGTGCGGGGCAAGGATGGCAACGCCCTGTTCCTCGTGCACCGCGACGCGAGCGGCAACATCACCCACGCCTGGGCCGGGATTGTCGGCCGCAACGGCATCAAGCCGGACACTTGGTACAGACTGGGCCCCGACGGCAACCCAGTGGAATGGGGCGAGGGCTGAGCCATGAACCCCGATTTCCCCATCAACAACGACCAGGATATGGCGTGGGCGCTCGATGACCTGAACCGCGCCCGCGCCATCTTTCGGCTTCTGGAAGAGGCCGACATCATCGTGCGCCGGATCGAGAGCACGGGGCTCTACCGCGACGACCTGCCCGACCTTCAGCAGGCCACGGAAACCGCCGCCAACATGGTACGCCTCATGAAGAACGCCATCCATGGTTATGAGGAGGACGCATGACCGACATCGCCAACGACATGCGGCGCCTGGACGAGTGGATGCGCGATCAGGACCTCGACATGAAGGTGCCCGACTACATCAAGTCGTCTCCGTTCGATGCCGCCGTGGAGATTGAGGAGATGGAGGAGATCAACAAGCTCCTGATTGAGGCCGCCGAACGGTTCGTGAGGGAGTGGCGGGACGGCCATGTGTCGGTAGGGGCTTTTGAGGACGCCGAGGCCGCCATCGCCAAGGCGCGCTGGGAGGCCTGAGCCATGCAGGACATGCGCACCATCATCCGGCAGGTCCAGGACAATCCCAGGCTGATGGGCCAGTACGGCTACCTGTCCACCTCCGAGTGGCTGATGCTCCTCCTCGGGGTAGGGACCAAGTCCAGCATCGCCAAGCTGGCCGATACCTCCTGCCCCACCATCCCCGAGGCCTGGCAGCGCATCGGCCCCACTGGGCAGGCGGTCGTGCTGGAAGCCTGGAAGGAGGAATAGACCATGCTCTCCGCCCTCCTCGCCTGGTTCGGCTTCCGCCGGCGCCGCCGGCCCGCCCCCGTCATCCGCAACGTCCGCAAGTGGAGGCCCTTCTGATGATGCTGACCGCCGAGACCATCATCCGCCAGGAGGAGATGACCGTCGCCCTGATGGAGGACCAGGTAAAGGCCGAACTCAAGCAGGCCGAATACCATTGGTCCTGCGGCAACGTTTCCGCCGCCGCCTATCACGCTTCGAAGGCCGACCAGTGCGACGCCTGCGCCCACATCGCCCGGCAGAAGATCGCCGCGATCCGCGAGGCCATGGCGAGGGAGGAAGTCCATGCCTGACGGCATCGTTTACCACCGGAACTTGGTTCAGGGCACCGACGAATGGATGGCCGCCCGCTGCGGCCTCCTGACCGCCTCCGAACTGCACCTGATCGTTACGCCAACCCTGAGGGTTGCCGCCAACGACAAGGTTCGGAAGCACCTCTACGAGCTGCTGGCACAGCGGGTTTCCGGCTTCGTCGAGCGCGGCTTCATCGCCGACGCCATGGTGCGAGGCTGGGAAGACGAGGCGATGGCCCGCTACGTCTATTCGGAGAAGGTGGCGCCGGTCGAGGAAGTCGGCTTCGTCACCAATGACGAATGGGGCTTCACGCTCGGCTATTCCCCTGATGGATTGGTCGGAGACGATGGCCTGATCGAATGCAAGTCCAGGTGCCAGAAGCACCAGGTCGAAACCATCATCGCCGGTTGCATGCCTGACGACTACCTGATCCAGGCCCAGGCCGGGTTGCTGATCTCCGGCCGGAAGTGGCTCGATTTCATCAGCTACTCGGGCGGCCTGCCGATGGCGATTAGCCGCGTCCACCCGGACGAGAAGGTTCAGGCGGCAATCGTCGAAGCCGCC